TATTCTACGCGCATAATGTTGTGCGGCTTCTGCAAATTTATCACTGGAGGAATCATTGTAAATTCTTTTTAACGCATATGCAAAATCGTGCTTGCGTTCCTTTTCCGTTGTGTTTTCCCCATAGATTCCGTTCTCTGCCGTTCTGAAAAGGGAAACTGCACTCGCACACAGATTATAAAAGTTATTGAATGTACTATTGAACGCAGATCCGTGCTTCTCGTTAAGCAGGTTGTCAAGCTCAATAAGCTTGTTGGTTGCGTTAGTGATGATGTTCTTGAGTTCTTCGTTGTTATTCATATTAAACCTCTGCTTTTGTTCTGATGCAACGTTGAGTTTGTTGTAGAGTTAGTTGCGTTCGCCCTACACATATAATATAGTATTTTCGCACACATGTGGCAACAAATTTAGTGAAATAATGTGTAAATTAAAGTTTACAATAGAGATTATTTGTTGCTGTTCTTTGTCGTTCGTTGCCGTTCGTTACTAACTATGTTGCTAACTATGTTGCTAACTATGTAGCTAACTATGTTGCTAACTATGTAGCTAAGCGCGTGAGCTCTCGCGTGAGCTCTCACGGGGCAATACGTGCTAACTAACGTGCTAAGTGTGGGGCGAAGACGGGTGCAACCTGTAAATTTTTCTTTACAAAGGGTGCCACCCTGTTGCACCCGGTAGCACCTGGTAGCACCCGGTGGCACCCGCGAGGCTGACATAGCTGCTAACAATCTATGCACACGCTGCTAACAATCTAGCCACACGCTTGCCGCATCGTTGCTAACTTGTTGCTAACCTGTTGCTAACCCGTGGCTAACCTGTTGATAGATCCATAGCTAGTTTACATAATAGATGTAATCGGACATTCAGCTACGGGTGGTGCTCTCTTGTGCACCCGCCCTGCCACCCGTGAGGATGCCGGAAGCCAGAAAAAGGCTAGGGGGTGTCCCAAATTTGCTGTGGGTGCAGCAGGAGGCCCTAGTATAGCCAATATATTTAGCCTCTATTTTTAGCCTCCTGTTTATTCTTAGTTATGCCTCGCCTGACTCTATTTTTAGCCTCCTGTTTATTCTTAGTTATGCCGTATCCAGCACCCGGTTAGTCTTCCTTTTCCCATCGTTAGCTAAGTAGTCGGCTACGTAGTCAGCCGAGTAGTTAGCTAAGTAGTCAGCAGAGTATAGGCTTCCGGAGGCCTAGTTTTTGAGTACGGGGGCTATAAACTGCTGAATGGACACTAACGAAGGAAGAAAGTATGCAGTATTGAGCCCATAAAGCCTAATTTAGAGGACGGATGGCCATGAATTACTGAAAAATGTCGTAATATGGCTGTAAGTTTTGTTAAAACAGTATAAACTATGAGTATAATCAAGAGATAGGTCAAGATGCCTGATGAATTTAACGATAATCTAGTAAGGAACCCTAACTACAGCGATAGCTTACGCAGCGATAGCTTACGCGGCGACGGCATGATGCGTGTAACCGATCCTGAGGACGGGGATCCTTCATTGAAGGCCTACAACGTCGGCATGGATCTTATCAAGTCGAGCTGCCTTGGCTCGGTGGATGAAACGGAGCTAGCCAGGGTGATAGTTTCCTCTCCGGGGAGCCGTGACTACGAGATGTACGGGCGCATGTGTCTGCGCATGGTCGGCCTGTTCCTTATGAGGGAGAACTACTGCGGGTATTTCGGCAAGATAGTGGACGACATGGCGGGGTGCGCCACGGAGCGTCTGATAAGATACGGCAGCAAGTTCAATCCTGCCAGGGCCAAGGGTAAGAATCCGGCGATGAACTACTGCTATATGCTGATAGACCAGGGATTCAGGAAGATGTTGCAGAGGCGTAATAACCGGAAGGCTGTGTTGAAGGAGTCGTGCATGAAGGAAAGCACCGACACGGTGCCGGACTACGAGATAGAACAATTTGACAAGGAGGCAGGACTATGAGCCCGCAGGACATGGCATTGATAGAGGCGATGAGGACAGGCAACACTGGTATGCTAAGATATCTTAACGTTCCGGGTGAGAGGTCTGCTGCTGACCGTATGGCGGCGGAGCTCAACGTGAATCCGGAGAGCGGGGAGCCGAATCCTGCGCCGGAGAAAGGCGACGTGGAGATCGTGTTCGGGGCCAATCCTGACTGCTGTCCTTCCTGCAGCGCCCTTGACGGATCTACTGTGATGACGGTTCCGGAGGACGAAGCCAGCATATATGTCGGACAGACTCCTCCGGGTAGCCACGAGAACTGCAAATGCCATCTGGTCCTGAAGTCTGCCTGGACGCCTTCCGGGATGGGAGGCTTCGGGCCTGCAATGGCGGATAACGGATCTTCACAGACGGAGATGGGAATATGAAGTCAGAGTCAGTCGTGAACAGGATGAAGAAGGCATTGGCGGTGAACCTCCCGGTGAACCTCCCGGTGAACCTCCCGGTGAACCTCCCGGTGAACCTCCCGGTGAACCTTCCGGAACCGGAGGTGAGCCTCACGGCTAAGCCTCCGGTTAAACACCCGGTTAAGCCTACGGTTAAGTTTCCGGTTAAGCCTCCGGTTAAGCCCAGGGTGAAGCTTGACATTAAGAAGATGGTCATACCTGATAAGATAGACCAAGGCACGCTTGAATGGCTTACCCGTTGCGAGTTCGGGGAGAATCCGTATGACAGGGGATAATTATTATGATAGATGAGAACGCACCGGAAGAAGTATCAGAGGAGAAGGACGATGACCTCACGGAGATACGGCGCTTCATAAATTCCACCGTTGACCGCCTGTGGGGTGACGACCGTGACGACGACCTGCGGCTTGCGTGTTTCACTCTCGGGTGGAGCGAGGACCTGATCCGCTACATGCTGCACAAGGACGGCGGACCGACGGGGGGATCCACGCTCCTGCCTGAATGGTATGCGCGCGAGAGCCGGAGGAAGAAGCCGACGCTCCTGGTGCAGAGGATGCTCCTTGAGCTCAGGGACGCCGTGATGGTGGTGAGCACGGAGATGCAGATAGAGCTGACTAACAAGTGGCTGACCAGCGGCAACCCGAAGAGTCCGGCTGGGCAGATACTCGCGGCCAGGGACAGGGTGCGGTGGGCTACTGACGGAAGGACCGGGCAGGTGCAGGGCGGCAAGTCCGACGTGCCGATGCTTCAGATAGGGGATGCAGGATGAACATGGAAGAAGACACAAGGAGGAGCGTGTTCAAGGTGAACCTGCTTCCTCACCAGAAGAGGTTCGTTATGAGCGACACCCCGTACACGGTCCTAATCGGAGGGCGCTCGTGCGGGAAGAGCTATGCGGCTGCCACGGCTGCGGTGCGGCACATGTTCATGGGGTACGACGTCTGCATCTGCGCCCAGAGGTACGACACCCTGAAGGACGTGCTGTTCAAGGAGATAAAGCGGATGCTGACCACCAGCGGAGTGAACTTCCGGGCCAACAACAGCAAGCTCAGGATAACGATGCCTCACCCGGACGATTCCCAGAAGACGGTGACGTGCTACTGCTATTCCGCGGGTCCCTCTAGCGTGGACGCCATAAGAGGCCTGACAGGAATAAAGTGCCTGATAATCGATGAGGCCGCCCTGACGTCGCGGATATTCTTCGACAACGCGATAGGCATCCTGCGCGGGCCCGGTATTGGAGCGCCCAAGATATACCTTATAAGCACGCCGCGCGGCGGAAGGAACTGGCTGAGTCAGATCATAAAGGAGTTCGGTCCGGGGCAGATGACGGTGATCCATGCGAGGAGCCGTGACAACACCTTGCTTGACGAGAGCTATTTCGGGCTGATGGAGCGCCAGTACAAGGGATCGTACGCGAGGCAGGAGCTTGAGGGTGAGATAGTCGATGGTGACGCCGACGACCAGCTGGTTTCCACTTCCCAGGTGATGGAGGCGGTGCAGCGGATAAGGAGCGTTCCGAAGGACGGACCGGGCATACTCGGGGTTGACATAGGCAGGTTCGGCCACGACCCGTCGGAAGGGTTCCTCCGGTTCGGGCGGCACATAGAGAAGGCTTTCGAGATGGGGCGGAGCGACACGTTCGACCTGGTAGAGGCCATAAAGAGGGCCGCGCCCAAGGACAAGGTGCAGGCCATCTATCTTGACGGGACCGGCGGTTTCAGCTCCGGCCCGTACGACATTCTGTTCAGGGCCGGCTATCCGGTGTACGAGATTAACTTCGGGAAGTGCGACAACCCGGATCACGAGCATCTGCTTAACTGGCGCGCCTTCATCTGGGACAGGCTAGGTCAGGCCATAACGCAGGGGCTGGCCCTTCCGGAGAACGCCGACCTGGTCGAGGACATCCTTGCCCAGAGGTACGAGATAGACATGAGCGGAAAGCGGAAGCTGATAGACAAGACGATAATAAAGAACATACTGGGACGTTCTCCTGACCAGGGAGACGCGGTGGCGCTCACGTTCTCGGGCTGCCGCAACAGTTTCGACATATTCGCCGACTGCCACGGGTTCGTGAACAGGAGGACCGACGACGCCATGTGGCGGATGGTCCAGAATTCATACAGATGGATAACGCCGCACGATGATTAAAACAGTCGTATAAACGGAGATTTTAATATGGCCGAAGAAGACGAAGAATCCAGGGGTACGATAGAACGGTTCAAGAAGTTCGCTGGCGAGAGTTCATCGAAGTATTCCAAGGTGATCGAACGTATCCGGAGGCAAAGGTCCTTCCTTTCCGGGAAGCAGTGGACGGAGGTCGATGCCACCAACCGCGGCGGACAGTGGCGCTCCACTCCTACTTACAATATACTTCCGATGTGGAAGAACGCCATCCTCAACCCATTGCTTGCCAAGCCCTATTCGATAGAATATTCTAGCAAGGACCCGAGCGCCGACGAACAGGCCAAGCTTCTCAACGTGTGGGTCAAGTCTCTTTCCCAGAAGGATAACTTCGGCATGACGTTCGCCATGGCGGGCGGAGACCAGGTGGGCCTCGGCTACGGCTGGGGCTATGCCACGACTCTTCTTGGAGACGACGGGAATCCCGAGGTGGAGCTGCTTCCGATAGCCGACTCCACGATGGTGATTCCCGATCCCAACTCCGTGGAGCTTGACGGCAGCGACATGGAACGCTGCGCCATCTGCGAGTTCATCAGCAAGCGCCGGGCGAAGCAGGAATACGGGGACGCGACGGGGAATCTGGACGACGAGCCACTGCTTTCTAACTTCGGCACCTCGTGGCATGCCCCAGATGGCTGCATCGCCCTGGTGACGTTCTTTGAACGGGACTGCAAAGACGTCGAGGAGACGGATCCGGTGACCGGGCGCGTGTCCAGTCATAAGCTCTGGTCCGTGGCCATGACGAAGATGATAGGCAACGGCATAGTCCAGCAGGCTGTGCTGCCCACGAAGTACATACCGGTGTTCCCTTTCTACGGGGAAGTGATCTGGGACGACGACTCCACGATGAGCTACGTAGGTATAGTCAATAAGCTTTACGATAACCAGAAGGCGGTGAATTACGCCGGCGGCCAGCTCCTTGAACGTCTGGCGAGAGCGCCGAAGCCTCTATATTTCGCCTCCAAGGAAGCGATAAGCGGCAACGAGCCGGATTATCAGAACATAGACAAGAGCCTTTCTAGCCTCGTGCGCTACAACTCGTTCACTCCGGACGGCAAGGAAGTCACGGCGCCGTCCCGGATAGACAACACGGTCCAGTACGACGACCTGACGGGAATAATGCGGGCCGAGATGGATCTGATGAGCACCGAGATAGGCCTTCCGCTTACGGGAATCGTCGAGGGGCAGGGTCAGAACGAGACCACGGAGAGCATCCTCCTGAGGACGAAGAACTCCGAATCCAACGTCAGCCATTATGCCACTCACATGCGCATGACGGTGAAGCACATAGGCAGGGTCCTCCTTGACTTCTACGCGATGATGTGCGGCGACCCCATGTTCAACAAGGAAGCATTCGCGGTGAACGTGCAGGACGGTCCGGAACAGGCCACTACTAAGCTTGACGCCAGGAAGAAACTGGTGGCCCTGAGTCAGCTTTTCCCGGACGAGATGAAGCCGGTGGTGGCATACAACATAGCCAAGACCGACGACAATCCGGAAATGAACGCCATGAGCTCGATGCTTGCCAAGCTCCTGCCTCCTGCCGTGTTCAGCGACGACATCCCGCAGGTGAAGCAGCTTCAGGACCAGCTCCAGCAGGTGCAGTCCGATTCGGCGCAGAAGCTACAGGAGAAGGACCGGCAGATAATGAGCATGCAGAGTCAGATAAGCCAGCTGATGCTCCGTGCGAACTCCGACGTGCAGATAGCGCAGATGAACAACGCCACGAAGGAGAAGATAGCGATCCTCAACGCTCAGGCGGGAAGCCAGCAGAGCCAGGGCGATTTGCAGAAATCCTATCAGGAAGCCCAGATACGCGAGAACGAGGCACGGATGGATGCGGTCCGCAAGAATCAGGAACTCCAGATGAAGGGCGCCGAGATGGGCCAGAAGCTTGAATTCCAGCGCCGGAAGAATGAAATTGAGTTGCAAAAGGCGATGATGAAGGGTAATGCAAATCCCGAGGGTTAAAACTTCAACAAAGAGTGCGGCTTTCTCCGCAAAAAGAGAGGTATAAGATGGACGAGCTTGAAAGACTTAATTCACTGATTGCAGAATCCGGTTACAGCGAC